ATAATAACCCACGATACGGAGTGAATAAATTCAAATAATCGCGAACTATTTTTTGATGTGTTAATAATTCAAAATCAACTTCTTTGGAATTACATGAAGCAGTTTCAATGTTCTCTGCAATCTCTGCACGATATGGATGAAATAGATTGTTTAGTTTTTCGATAGCTATTTTACGATTGTTCATATAATAAGTTGAAGTCTTGTGAATTACTTTTTCTATTGGTTTTGGAAGACGGCTAGATATAGTTTCTCCGTTAATTAATACATTTTTGAATGGAACCATTAAAACTTCTTTTGTTTTAACTACTTTCTTTTTTATTGGTTTATCGACTACTGCTTGGTTTAATGGAAGAGGTTCTTTATCATCGACTACTTTAATGTTAGTTTTCTTGTTTTTTTTGATTTTAATTACTTCAACTTCACTTCTTTCTGGTACGATTTCATCTAATTTATTCGATTCTTGTGGTTGTGTAATTATAATAGGTTCTGGTTCTCGTTCTCGTTCTGGTTCTGGTTTGTCTCCATTTTCACGTATATGTTTTAATATATTCATACGATTAATTTTATTATTTAGACTTTTTCGTTTATCAATTATTTCAAACTGTGGTATTTTTATTTCTTTCTCGAGTTCTTCTGTATCTGTGGGTTCATTCTCAACCACTGGTTCTTCTTTTCTTTCACTCTGAGGTTCTGCTTTCTCTTTAGGTTCTTGCTCTTCATCATCTTCTTCTTCTTTAGGTTCTTTTTTCTCAGGTTCTTCCTTCTTCCCAGGTTCTGCCTTTTCTTTTTTAACTTCTACTTTCTCTTTTTCATTCTCTTTAATTGGATTTACTACAAAAATACCCTTTCTATTTTTCGGTATATTTTTTTTTTTGAATCTTTCTAAATATGAAAATTGCTCCATGATATAGAATAGATGTATAAAATTTATTCTATATTATAAAAATTGTAATTATAGATTATATACATTATATGAACTATTTACCCAGATTTTTTGGACTTTTGTTATTTGTAATAGCAAAAATATTCACTAATGCGGATACACAATGCTCGATTACACCAAGTATTCCATCTGACCGTCGTTCAAATTCAAAATCGTTAAGAATTGTTCAATATAATACAGAATGGTTATTTATAGATTATTATTCCAATTCAGATTGTCCTGGGAATGGTTGCACTTGGAAAAATACATCTGACGCAAACATCCATTTGTCCTATGTAGCAGATGTAATCAATAAACTAAACCCAGATATCCTTAATATATGTGAAATTGAAGGTTGTGATGAATTGCATTACCTATTGGAATCACCTAATATATCAAATGAATACGCCCCATACCTAAAAAAAGGAACAGATACTGCTACAGGACAAAATGTAGGAATACTTACTAAAATAGATCCAATCGTCGATTTATATAGAACAGAATCTAGAATATCTTATCCTATGATAAATTCTAAGTGCGAATACGTTGGTACACCTGGAACAACCGGTGTAAGCAAACATTATATTACAGAATATGCTATTGCAAATATGAAAATAGCAATGATAGGAGCACATTTGTTGGCTTTTCCAACAGATACAATGCGTTGCGCGGAGCGAGAAGCCCAGGCTTCTGTTTTACAAGCCATTATATATGAATATATCCAACAAAAATACGAAATAATTATGTTGGGTGATTTCAACGATTTTGACGAGAACGTAGTAGATGCTAACAATAATATACCTATTTCGCAAGTGTTGGATATATTGAAAGGAAAATCAATGGATACACAAAAACAATTATATCAATTGTATAGCGTAGCTCAACTTATGCAAAAAAAAACGAGATACACAGATTGGTATGATAAAAATAATGATTGTAAATCATCCCCCTCAGAATTTTCTATGATAGATCATATATTGGTATCGGAGAACATTAACAATAAAATTACAAATGCGTTTATTTATCAAGGATATGATGAATACTGTGGAAAATATAATTCGGACCACTATCCTGTAGTAATTGATATTGATACCGAATAGAATCGAATTTACACCTTTTCTCATTCAAAACGCCCACATTGTGGGAGTAAATAAAAAAAGAGGTTTCCCTCCATTTTTATTTGCTTTTTATTCATCATCATCAATAATATCTCCATAATCATAACATATAAGAGAAGTATCTATTTCTTCTAAATTTTCAGAATTTCCTACTGCAAATTCAACAACAGCATATTTAGTTGTATAATGATATATTTTTTTTTACACCTTTTTACTTTTCAAACGCCGATTTTACTAAACAATAATTTATATAAGTTTCAAATATTATGGATTATTTAGGGATATTAACTAAAAAGAGTTATTTTTGATTAATATAATAAAAAAATTGGTTTAAAAATAAAATATTATTGTATATTATAATAACGAAAAATGGTTAATTATAGTTGCGAAAAGTGCGGAAAAGAATTTTCCCAAAAGGGACATTATACCAAACACATAAATAAAAAAAATCCTTGCGTTATTGAAAGTAAGGTTAAAGAAATTATTGAAAAAGTGGTTTCCGAAAAGATTAATGAAATAAAATGTAATGAAAATATACACATTGTGCCAAAAATAAAAGAAGATGAAAAAATTAAATTTATAGATTTGTTTTGCGGAATAGGAAGTTTTCATTATTCATTCAAAAAATTAAATTGGGAATGTGTAATGTCTTGTGATATTGATAAGGCAGTAAAACAAACATATAAAGAAAATTATGGTTTATTGCCTCTTGGTGATATTACTGAAATAGAACCAAAAAATATTCCTAATTATGACATATTATGTGCTGGTTTTCCTTGTCAACCATTTAGTCAATGCGGTCAACACAAAGGGTTTGATGATAAAAGAGGAACTTTGTTCTTCAACATAATGAAATTTGTAGAATATCATAAACCAAAAATTATTATTCTTGAAAATGTGCAGGGATTATTAAATCACGATGGAGGTAAAACTTTTGATAAAATAAAAAATGATATTGAAACCGCAAACTATAAAATTACATATAAAGTTATAAAGTGTAGTGATTATGGATTACCTCAAATGAGAAAACGCTTAATTATTGTAGGAATTAAAAATAATACTGAACTAGTTAAACATATTGATAAAGTGCTTGATTTTGATGAGTATAAAAAAGAAACAACATTAACTGAACTCTTGGGTAGAAATTTTGAAAAAAAAACAGCTTATACTATTAGATGTGGAGGTAAAAATTCTCCTATTGATGATAAACATAATTGGGATGGTTATATGGTTGATGGAAAAGAATACAGATTAACAAAAGAGGATTGCTTAAAAATACAAGGATTTAATCCTGATTTTAAATTATGTGGAAATAATAACGAACAATGGAGACAATTAGGAAATACAATTCCAACTATATTTACTGAAATTATTGGATTAAACATTAATAAATATTTATAATTTCTGTAATTCATCAATCAAATTTTCAAAATTTAATTTAAACAATCTATCGTCTTTCTTTTTGGGAAAACAAGTAATTATTTTTCTTTTTGTATCTTCTCTAAATCTTTGCGTTGGTGGGTAATCGTCTGATATGGTTAATAATATATATAGTATTGGCGGAAATGTATAACTCCAATCATCTTGCGTCCATCTTTCACGACAAGTAGTTTTACAACTAATTACTTTATAATCTGTTATTGATTTACCTACTTCAATATTTTCTCCAACTACAAAATCTATAATATGATAACATTTTCCTTTTTTTTCATTAAATCCAATAATTATTCCTGATTTATTAATAGTTACTTGTTTTTTATAAGATATATTATTTTTATCTAATACTCCAACTAAAATGTCATTTTCAAGAAAATCTCCGTTTCCTTGAATTTTACTTTGATGTATTGATATTGATTTATTGTATAATTGTAATAATTCAACATCACTTAATAATGGTGCTATTTGTTTTAGTTCTTGAATTATTTTTAAATTTTTAAAATTTTTATTCTCTTCTATTCTTGATAATACATATTGATTATCAAATGTAATTGTATGTTTAGTTTCCATTTTGTATATTATTATAATACTTATTTATTTAAGTATTTAACGGCATACATTTTACAGATAAATGTTTTATATAATAATAGTATAATAAAAGTGTTTCAATTTTTTACACTATTTCTAATTGAAAATATGAAATGGTGTAAATGTGTATGGGCAGTTTCAATGAGAAAAGATCTAAATAGTAAAAATAATATAAAAACAATACAAATTTATGTATTATTATAATGGAAAATAATAATACATTGTATATAAAAGCAGACGATAACAAAATTATAAATGAAAAATGTATAAGATGGGTAAAAAAAATGAGTGATTGTTTAGAAATTTGCACCAAATCAATTGGATGTGATATAAGTAATGGAAGTACTCATAGAATATGTAAATTAAATAATATAGATAGTTATAATAAACTCAATAAATATTTTGAATAAAAAAAGTCATTCATGATATGTGCTACTACATTCAGTATAATATTTATATTTGGATGTTAAATAGAGAAAATGTATAAAAAATTGAATATGAACATATAGAGATATATTCATATAGTAAATCAATGAGTAATAAAAAACAACTCGGACAATTTTTTACAACGAATTATGAATACATTTTGCAAAATTTTACTATACCGGAAGGCATCGTTAATATTATAGAACCGTTTGCAGGAAATGGTGATTTGTTGGATTTTATAGATAAACAAAATGGCCAACATACAATTGAATGTTTTGATATTGAACCCAAAAAAGATTTCATTATTCAGCGAGATACGTTATTAGACCCACCCAATTACCAAGATAAATATGTAATTACAAACCCACCATATATTGCAAGAAATAAAAGCAAATCGAAAGAAATTTATGATAAATATGACGAAAATGATTTATATAAATGTTTTATTAAAATATTGATACAAAACGTCTGCATGGGAGGTATTCTTATCGTACCTTTGAATTTTTGGTGTTCGATACGAAAAAGCGATGTAGAATTGCGAGAACGGTTTTTAACGAAATATTTAATTGTAGGTATTAATATATTTGAAGAGCAAGTGTTTGATGATACTTCTTGTACGATATGTAGTTTTCAATTTGAACGAAAGTCTCATTTATCTGACGTGTCTGCCATAAAATGTATTATTTATCCCAGTTCTAAACAAATAACCATACAACTGGATTCTACAAATAATTATACGATTGGTGGTGAGATTTATAATTTAAAACAAAATCCAAATTATAAAATAGAACGTGCTACTAAAAATAATCAAACCAGCGAATTTATTACAAATATATTAGTGAAATGCATAGATGATAATGCAAACAGTATGATAAATATGTCTATGGTTGAAAATGATAAGCGGTGTATAGATACATCTCCAAAATTATCGGCGAGATCATATGCTACATTGGTAATTGAACCTGCGATTACATTGGAACAACAAAAAAATTTGGTTAGTCAATTTAATGAATTTTTGAGGACTAAAAGAGAACAATACAACTCGCTGTTTTTAAGTAATTACCGAGAAAGCAATACAATTGCTCGTAAAAGAATATCATTTTCACTTGTTTTTGAAATAGTTAATTATTTGTTGGACCACCAAAATCGTCTATAAATTACGAATAAATGGCAGTAGTTTATTTTTTATATCAATCAAATGTATGTTAATCGTGTTTATTGAGCAATCCATTATTTCTGCAATTGCACGATTTGTACGTATCATTTCAAAATCATTTGAATATTTGAAATACATAATTCTCATTTGAAATGGTGGTAATTTTCGTATTTCTTCCCATATTTTCATTTGAAATATTAAACTATCTTCGTTATTCAACCATTTGTTTTCGTTTGAAAATACACAATTATGTATTGTGTTTTCCATCAAATAATTATCAAATCCAATGTATATTGGTTTCAAATAAATATTGTATAATTTGTTATTTTCTTGTGCGGTCTTCTTTTTTTTCAAAAACGTTTTTGGTAATGCATTGATCGGTATCAATTTCGCCATACCTTGCTGTAATTCTTGTTTAATATAAAATTCAATATAAGTTATAAATGTATTATTTCCATTGTATCTCTGTATACCTTTATATAATCCAAACAAAGCATGTGATGTCATTTCATCGTTTTTTATGTGATGGCATTTATGTTTATGTAAGCGTTTGAATTGTAATGCTTTGGTTGTAGCCCAGTCTTTGTAGCTATCAAATAATACGTTATTTACTTGTTCTCGCATTTCTGACGTAGTTCCTGGATGTTGAATAATATGTTTGATTCTTTGTTGTGAAAGTTTATTTAAATTTGCACACGAAGTTGTTCCTATAAAAAATAGAAAAAATACGATATATAAATATGACTGCATTGCTCTAATATAAATGCAGTGATTTTTTTATATAGCTTTTATAAATATACTAGCAGTAGATATAAAAATATGTTCTCAATATAATAAATAAATTTCTATTATAATGAATCGAATCCCAAAAACTGATAATAGATATTCTGTATTATTGGAAATACCCGAAAAACATCTATTATTTAACTGTGAAAGAGCGAGTGCAACATATACATATGTCCATTTTACAAAGGGTCATTTTGCTCTTTCTATAACAGAATATTATAATGTAATACTTTATATTATGTATAAGAATGGTTATCAAATGGATGAAACCAGATATTTGTGCTTTTGATAATAATTGTGCCACGTTTCTTGATTAAAAAGCCTATTATTTGTAATAAAATTGAATTAAATAGTATTTTTATTACAGTGTAGTTATAAATATTACTCACTAGAATGGTTTATATATATATACTTCAATTAGAGAAAGGTAAATATTATATTGGAAAAACAAATAATCCACAATTTCGTATAGAAAGTCATTTTAATTGCAATGGTTCAGCATGGACTAGAAAATATAAACCCATTAAATTAATAAAACTTATTCCAAATTGCGATGATTATGACGAAGATAAATATACTAGAATTTATATGGATAAATATGGAATTCAAAATGTTCGCGGTGGAACTTTTGTATCAGTTGAATTAGATAATTCTACGATTACTCATTTACAACAAATGAGTAATGGAACAAACAATAAATGTTTTATTTGTAGTAAAGAAGGACATTTTGCGAAAGATTGTCAAGAAAATGAATATTGGGAAACCGAAAGTGATGGTAGTGAAAATATATGGGGATGTGAATATTGTGAAAAAGAATTTACCGACTATAAAAAATGCGAATATCACGAAAAATATTGTAATCATCGTAATAAAAAATATAATAAATATGAGAGTGAAAGTGAAGAAGAAAATGAAATTAACGATGATTGTTGTTTTAGATGTGGCAGAGAAGGACACTTCGCATCATCTTGCTACGCATCAAGACATATAAAAGGTTATTATATTAAATAACAAGTGTTTTACACCTTTGCGCATTTCAAACTCCCAATATTTATAAAATTGATTAGTTATAAATTATATAACAATACGATATAATTTATAATGACGGAACTAAATGTCCATAGCAAATATATTGATAAACGAATAAATGATATTACAAAAAGTAATAAATGGAATTCAAAATTAATTGACACTTCTCACGAAGATTTTATAAAAGATTATGCTTCAAATGTATTTACAAATTTAGTAAGAAATACATTTACTAACTCATATATTAAGCAATTTCCTTGCGGTGAATGTAATAGTCCATCAACAGAAAGGTGTCATGGAATAGGTGAAGAAAGACCATTGTTGATAAAAAGAGCATTAGAAAAGGTTTGGAGTGATACAACAAAACCTATTATTATGAAAGAAATTATAATAGCATTTTTAGAAGAACATAAATATACAAAATTCACTTTCAAGTGTCATAGTTGTCATAAAAACGAGAAAAAATTGGGCGTTAAATGAGAAAAGGCGTAAACGCCCATTTTCTATGAATTTTTGACTTATAACCTTTTCTAATTCCAATAAAATCATCTTTTTCGTTATCGTTTAAAGGTATAGGTTTAATTCGGTGATAAGGTTTGTTTTCACATATATTAGTTATTTTAGCCCGATAAATATAAGTATTCTCGTTTATATAGCGTCTATAGTTTAATGGAATTCGTTCAGCACCCAAATCGGTTCTTTCTATAATAACGATATCATTTACTTTCAATATATTTGCCATTATATTATACTATATTGCTCAATACCTTTATGTAATTTTTTATAAATTGGGCATTTCAAATGATAAAAGGTGTAAATGAAAAATGTATAAAAAATTTGTTATCAATAAACAATAAGATTCAATCAATTAAGGTTCTCTGAAAACCGATCAATCATATATTGCTGGAACTCAACATGATTAACAACTAACAAATTATCTTTGTGGTATTTTTTCTTTAATTCATTAAACTGAGAGGTTAAATCGGTATCAATCAATACTACATATAATTCTGACTACATATAATTCTGTAGTATTCCCAAATTTACACACCCAATCACAAAATGTATGTGCTTCTTCAAAGACATTATCTTGATGACCACCATTTCCAAATACGACTTTTGCGAAAATCCAGCCTTTAACGCGACCATCGATTTTACCATCGAATGATTTGAGACAATCATTCTTCTCGTATTTTTTGCATTCTTGTTTATTCACAATTTTACCGCATTTTGTTGGTCTATATGCAGTAGCATTCAAATTTTCGATCGTTATACCGAATTTCGATGTCGTTAAATTGCATGTATTTAATTGCAACTCTTCATCCTTCGTACCTTGTCTTGAAGCCATTATTGCAATGCGACCAGCCAATGTTTTTGCAAAAACAAGGTCTGTTTTACATTTATCAAAAATTGTATCCATAGAAGTATCTAATTCAATTAGTACCCTCTCAATTTCTTTTTCATTTGAGTTTTTTTTTAATAATTCATAGTTTGATTCAATAAGTGCATTGAGAGTAGATAAATTATTTATTTTTTGTCTTTCGCTTCGTAAATTTGAACAGTCTAATACAATTGGGCTAAGGGTAGCATGTTGCATTACGATATTGATTCTAATATCAAGCGAAAAAAATGTAAATAAATTTTTTTACTAATGACTATATGGTCTCTATATTTAACTTGATCGACATCTACTTCAATTATAGCTGCAATTAACGGTGAATGTTTACTACATAGAGCATTATAAATACGATTTTGCGCTCTCCAAGACATGTTGATTTTATTACACAATAATCAAATATATATATATATATATATATATATTTACATTATTTTTTTCATACTAATAATACATAAATACAATAAAATGGAATAAAGGGACTGAAACGACATTTGAATCGAGTGCGTTAATGAATTAACCGAATAATTATACTTTTTAATAAAATACAAATTCACAAGTAATTGATTACACAATATAGGCAATATACAAGCAACTGTAGTACCATATAATTTATATAGTGCAAATGTATTCCATAATATATTGATATCAGTAATCATAAATAAAACACCCAATGTAATATCTTTACCAAATACAACCGGAATAGTATTAATACCATTCATTTTATCGCCATCGTAATCACGAATATCCAATATAATTTCATTATAAAAAGAACCAAAAAATAATAATCGTACAAATGTCATTAAATAGTCGATTTTACCCATAATATTCGCGTTTGTAGCGAGTCCAGTAAAAATAACAGAAAATGATATCAATGCGGCACAAGATATATTTTTTATGATTGGGATTTTTTTTAAAAATGGCGTATATGCAATGATATTTAATATTGCCGCATGTATTATATATTGTAGAAATCTTGGAAAATATAAAACCGACAATATTTCTGTAATAGATAATAGAGCCAATGACAATAAAATCGCCTCTTTTTTTGTAATTTCACCTGTAATTAATGGTCGTGTTGGATTGTTTATTTTGTCTACTTCAATATCAAATAAATCATTCAGAACCATACTGCATGACATAATTAATAACGTATTAATAGTAGCTACAATGAAAGACTTTGTCTGAATTAAATTAACCAATGAAGGATTCACTATCCATCCACCTGAAAAGCATAATACCGTAGTAGGTAATATATTTTGTGGTCGAATCAATCTTAAAATACTACTTATTTTATGTCGTATTTGGTGGGTTATAGTGTTTTTATTGCGGTTGCGATTGTATGTTGTAATAATGGATGTAGGGTTATACACACTATACAAACGATGATTTGGTATAATTTGTCTGGGTGCAATTTGGTTATTAACTCGATATGCGCTCGTATTATATAAAAATAGTAATAATAGAAAGGCGCAAAACATTATGACATATAATAGATGAATTACGTTAAGTCTTTAGACCATTTATTTATTGTTCAATGAAAATAGAATGAAACCCGTTTTGAATTCCAATTCTCGAATTATCTACTTCAGCAATTAATTGATATTCGACTTGTTTTGATTGCAAATCATATAGAAAGAAATAGGACCCGTTATCTATATTACAAAATCCTATAATCGATTTCGTTTTTTCATGAAACGAAAGTTGACCACAAAAACTAGATTCGTTTCCTGGAAGTTTAAAATGAACCATTACATTAAGATTTTTGTCTAATACAACAAACCCCGACATAAGTATTGTTTTGGTTTCATTCAATTCCATTGTTAATAGTAAATGTTTTTCGCCATTTGGGCCATTTAGTTTTGTAGGAAAATCACTATAAACATCGTTTAATAAACTTTTTTTATAAACAATTCCTGAACTGTTCGATTTATCTATTGCAAGTCGATAAAGTTGCGGCAAGTTATCATTTAATCTGTCCATATTAATATTATCAAATAGACATACATCTATATAAGTTATATTTTCATTACCGTTAATATTTTCATTCACGCCAACAAAATGAAAGATAAAAAATGAATAATTAAATTGAATCCATTGTGTAGTTTGAGTAGCTTTATTCCATATTCCAATTCGAGATTTCTGTTTTTTGTCAAATTTCATAGGTATTGGTGAATTTGGTTGCATTATTTTACAATAGTCTATTACAAGAGGACAATCTGGAATGTATATATTATCTTCTGTTGAAACGATATCGTGCACTATAGAATTATATTTTGTAGGTATATTATAACTTTGTTTTGGAGACAAATCATATATATCATATTGGGTAATAACTGTTCCTTTTTTACATCCAAGTAAATTATAGGTAGCCGATACGATCTCGCTTTTAGTCAAATCTTCGTATGGGTGAGCGCTAAATTTCCGATGAATACTATTACTATTTATTTTACCATAATCTAATAAATTATTGTTGTGAAAATCGATAAAAACCCCATATGGATTGTCGCGTTCATGTAAAGCTAACAATAGTCGCGCATTTTTCCAATAATATAATCCGGTATTTGCTCTTCCGTCAAAATTTGCATGTATATTCAACATATTAAACATTTTTAAAATATAAATGCATATACCAAACCAGTTATTATGTAAATACTGTGATAATAATGGATGGCTATTCATAAATTTACGGCGATCGGTTAATACGGGTTTTTTTATGAATTTTTGGACTTTCCCGTTTTCTATGAAAACACATTGAATTATACCATCACCGGAGATACTTACTTGATTTGTTTTTTCTCCACCAATTAAACCATAAAACCCATTAATATCTTTAAAATTATTGGTAGTTTTTTTATTAAGTGTTCGAATAAAGTGAAATAGTTTGAAATTATCAGTTATTGGAATACAATATAAGAACCAAAATAACCAGTAAAAATATAAGAATTTCATTTATTATTATATTTTTATATTTTTATTATATTTTTTTATTAGAGTTTTATTATACATTATCAATAAACACTCAATTATATTAAATATCGAGTGATATAACATTTTTATCTGATTTATTTTTGCGACCACCACGTCTTCTTGGCATCATAGTACCTTGCATATCTTTCAAACTGCTTATACTTACCATGGAATCGTCTTCGGTAGTTTGAGGTTGTTCGTGAATATTGATTGTTTTCGTTTTTAATCCAGACAAAATATTATCTATGTCTGTATTTTTTGGTCCAGACATTTCAGGGCGTGGAGAACGTTCTTGTTTTTCAGAAGCGTAATTTGTTGGAAGTTGATTCATATTACTTCCCATTTGATTCATATCTACACCCTGTTCTCTAAACATAGTTGTTGGAATACCGCGTCCTGCATTTAAATCTGGACGATTATCTGGCATTTGAGTAAATTGCATTCCTGGGCGCGCTGATGCCGGAGGTGGATTCATAGAACGCGTATCGACTGGTGCAGGAGGCGGACGATTCATTATATTTGGTTTATTTTGGTTTAATAAATCACTTGCAAATGCCATTCCGGGTGCGGTTTGTTTCATAGAATCAACTGTCGCATTTGTGAACATTCGCATAAGTTCAGGTGATTGTTTAATTACATCATTAAAACCAGGTGCAGCAGTGGATAATGCTTTATTGCTAAAATGAATTACACTAGCACTAAATCCAAGACGTAATAATAAACTGAGTTCTGGACTCATTTTACCACCCTTGTATTTATCATGCAATTGTTCGAAAATTTCAGAATAACTATCAATATCTTCACTGATTGATTCACCCCAGCCATCAAGTGATACGCCAAATGGATCAAACATTGCATTACCATATTCAATTGTGTTAACCATAGTAATTAGCCAATTTTGTTGAATTTTTACAGAATCGCGTTTGCGTTTATCTTCCAATGCACTTTCATATTCATCTTCAACTTCATCATAATTTGAATCCATGTTAAAATGTGAAATTTGCTTGATAATGCCCTTTTCTTGCCATTGTTCTAATGCTTTAATCATAGCACGTTTTTTGCGACGTTTTTCACGTTCATTTAATGACGTGGTTGGGCCCGTAGTCTTGGAAGGATTATATAATGGAACTTCGTTTAATTTAGTGAATCCGTCCCATGTTTTTGTATTGCCTATACTATCCATAGTAGCTTGACCTAAATGTGAATCTGTCTTTTCATCATCCATATTGATTCGAATATTTTGACTATTATTTTCGGGTTGTTTACTGAAACCAAATAAATTAGAAAACGATTTATTATCGGATGATGATGATGATCCGGATGCAGCTGGAGTAGATGTATTTGTTTTGGATAATTCATTTAATTCGTCTTCTAATCGGTCAAGTTCTCCTAAATCGATTGTTGTAGCACTAGAAGAATTCTTAACTTTATCATTCATCAAAAGTTCAATCCCTGAACCAAAATTAGTTTTAGGTTTATCATTGAAATCTATTGAAATTGGTTCTAAATCAGTTAATTCAATTACTTCCATAGTTTATTATTATTTTATAAAAATTATGTTTAAGTATTACGCAAACATAATATTATATTGTTTTACTTATTATGTAATTTATTTTGTAGAAACCACATACCTTGTAAAAAACAGTCCGCTAAATCGTCGCGTTTTTTTGTATCTAGTACGTGCATCCAATCCGTAAAATTATGTTTTTCTAATATTTGTTTGCAATGATAAACCGCGTCTTTTTTATGCTGTTGATATGTATTCTCTATATCTGCGTTCTGTTTTTCCAATCCTTTTAATTTACAAGACGAAGATACAAAATCAATCGATATCGAATCATATGACATTATATAATACTGTGCTAACATACCTTGTATCGTTTTCATCCGAGTAGCAATAGGCGATATTTGGTTTTCAATTACTACATGTGTTATATGTTTCATTGTATTCAGTTGATTCAATTCGGTTTTCATATTTTTTCCTATAGTAATTAAATCAAGTTCTCCGGCAGTTGTTTTTATCGATGAAATCGATTTTAATGTGTGTTCTTCCATGAATCTATTAATCATATTTAATAGATTGGTCTTGTTCATTCCAGGATTGAATGGTATTTTATATTTATGAATAAGTTCAATCAGCTTTTCTAATTTTAGTTTTTTTAATTGTGTTGGAGAACATTCCTTGGTTGGAATCAATAAATCACCCATTTTAGCGTGTTTTTCACAATAACAATGTTCTCCTTTTTCATATTTTGCTTTTTTATTACATATTGTAGGAGGCGTATTCTCAATAGGTGTACCTCTTTTCTTAGTTTTTTTCTTTTTTTCTAGTGGAATAGTACATAGTTTTGTTTCGGGCTCTGGATTCATTAAATTGAGAACATTCCAATCGTGGATATTAAATAGTTCGCCAGATAAATCAAAAATACAATACGCCATGTTTTTAATACCTACATCAAAACTTACAATTCTTTTCATAATCTTTTTTATTTTTTAATACAATACAAAAGATTTATATCGATTTTTATGCATTCATATATTCTTTCTTATTTTTCTCCATAATAGGAATAGTTTTTGAAATCATGTATTTTCTGTACTCTGCATTTGTGGTAATTTCATTGGTTTTTAGTAGTTTATTGTTATCTGCTGCTTCAGGTTGCCAATTCGGTGCATAATGTTTTCCAAGAAACGTGAGTTCTGGTACAGGACTTTCTTCTTTAGGTTTTACTAAATTACCGAAAAAACTAAATGGTTCTATCTGTTTATCATATGTTGCATATTGTGGTTCTCCTACAAATGACATGGTTTATATATAGTATATAATATAATACTATATATGAAATTTATTGTTCTCCGTCAATTAACATTTTGATTAATTCTGGTTTTTTCATTTTACTTGGATCGCTACATAAACCTTTTGAAATTACTAACTTTTTTAAATCGGTTAATCCCATTCGTTTATATGTTTCAGGTGAAATCATAGATTTGTTATTTTCTACAATTGGTTCTTCAATAACATCTTCTAATTTATTAACAATAATTGGTTCTATATTTGTTAATTCTACAGGTTCGCCTAACTCTTCAAAATCTAAATCCTTTTCATTTTGTTCTAAATCGGTATTTTCTAAATTGGAAATATCTAATGGTGGAATATGTTCAATATCGATTTGTTTAACAGAGTCATCTAAATTACTATCTATTCTGATTTTTTCAAATACATTTGGTTGATCAGCTTCGTCTTCGTCGTCTTCGTCGTCTTCGTCGTCTTC